CTGTTTCTGGTAGTGGAATAACTATGGATGATTCTGGCGGTTCCCTTTCTTCCGCAGATTTAGTTGTTGGTGGTCTTGGCACCCTTACAAATGGTGCAGCAGCAGGTTCATTCTCAACTGCATACCAAACAACTGCTGGTGAGGCATTCTCCTATAGTAATTCTTTTACCGCAGGTGATGCTACCAATGGGACTGGAACTGTAAGTACTATATACACAGCAGGAACTGCTGGCGATTACAGCAGTGGTGGCAATCCTGGCACCATTGGTCTTGATCATGGTCTTACAGTCACTGGTACTACTCAAGGTGCTGGTACTAGTGTAACCGCTCAGTTCGTTACCGAAATCACAGTTATTGACTGATGACCAGACTACAAGAAGCAATCGGGCTAGGGTTGGTTCTTGGTATTGTTCATGGATTATTGCAACCAGCATACAGCGTTCCGGTAGTCCCAAACTTTACACAAGGATCCATGACTAGCCATACGGAAACCACTTCTACGGTTACCGAGACCATCAATTCGATGGATTATAACACAGGATATCAATATTCTGTAACTGGCAGTGGTGTTGAACCAACCAGTGGAATTTTATCACCAACAACAGGTGATGTTAATGTAACTATTGAAGGGGTGAATTCAAAATGGACAGGAGTAACAGCAACACCATCATTCAAACAAACAACACCAGGAGCAGCGTTTCAGTTTACGCAAACCGTATCCGGTCCTGGTTTAAGCAATCACACGATTATTCAAAGGGAGACGACCGTTACAAGCGTGACGGACACCACAAGTATCTTCCAGCAGTAATCGCATTACTATTTGCTACTCCAGTAAATGCAGAAACTGTTGGCGGCGTATCTGCTACTGCATCTCCCATCGCAAATAGTTCAGGCTCAGTGACTAATCAAGCTATCCAGGTTTTACAAGGCCCATATATCACTAATACTTATGGGGGTGGGATCAGTTGTCAAGGTCCCACTGTAAACTTTACACCATTCGTTACAGGATCACTATCTCAACAACATCCATACGAACCAATCTATCAAGATCCAGTCTATGATATGCGTGACCTAGATGAAGACGGATCATTAGATAATCCAGGCGATATTTTATATTACGTGCCGACTAGAACAGGACAGAAAAATAATACTAACATATCTGCTGGTTTCTCTATGACATGGAGTTCTCCATTAGATAAAACATTACAAGACCAATGTAAGAAAGCAGCAGCAACTCAGATTGCATTGCAACAACAATTAACTGCCAATAAGAGATTGGATTTTGAAATAGCCAGACTTAAGAATTGTGGAGAATTAATAAAACAAGGAATACGTTTTCATCCTAGAAGTAAATTTGCAGCAATATGTGCTGATGTCGTAGTAGAAAATAAGAATGCTATTGCACCTCATCATCATCCTATTCCTTCCCCTTCAGTTTCCTCAGAGCGTGTGAGGACAGACGCTGCTGGGCTTGGCGGTCCTTTACAGACAGGATCGGGGGTTTCTTCCCGATAAGTTTTTGTGCCTTTGTTATTACTTTCTTAATAATAGGTTTAAATGCTTTGAGCAATAAGTCTGCTAATGGTTTTGCAAGCAGAGCAGAACTAGTTGCAACAACAGCAATACCACCAGTAGTCGCTGCGACCTGTGGTGCTGGTAAGTATTGTGCTGTCCAAGGAATATCTTCATAGAGAGTCACACAGATACCGTTCTGTATTTCATAACCAGATACTCTCTCCTTCTGGTTCTGTGCTACATCACCAATCCTAGGAGCATTGGGTGGAGGACATTCTACTTCTTTCTCCACCTTTGGAATGGCATCCTGTGGAACCTCTGGTGTATCGGGTGCTTCTGGTGGAGCAACTTTAGGAAGTTCTGGTGGTGGTTGCTCATACTGCATCTCTTCTGGATTGTAGTTAATTGGATTAAATGATGGCATATTACCATCACAAAAAACCCTGGCACCATCAGAGTCATCCTCAACTAACTTATCATTAGTTCCTTTTTTATTATCAAGGTGTGCCTCAACACAACCAGGGATATCAATAATAGGAACTCCCACCTGAACCGTTACTGGAGGAACAGATGGAATACGTGGTTGAGTTGTCATCCAATTTGGGATGTATATGTTTTCAACTTCCACAGACCTAATATCAATATCACGAATTTCCATTAGAAACCAGATGGAACTCCCGGAATAGCACCGCCTGTTGCACCTGGTAGTTCAGGTACTGCACCATCTAACATACCAGGTAGAGCATTTGTAATTGCCTCTGTTGCGTGCTTGGTTACACCTGCTTTGATTCCATCTAAGATAGCATCTTTCTGTAGATAGACATATACTCCACCACCAATGATGGATGCTGTTCCCAGAAAAGATAAAATTGCTAGTGAGTTAATGATTTTTTGCATGATTTATACTAATTAATATATTATCTAGTCTTTCCAACCACCGGACTTCAACCAATTGTTGTGATGTGGGTTGTCCCAAGCATCATTGATTTCGTAAGAAGGCATAATCACCTCTTGAATATAACGGCGGTTTTCTCTGGCAATAGAGAGACTTTCTGCTTCAAGAGTCTTTACTCTACCATCAATCTGAGAAGACCACCATACTACGCCTGCTCCCTGAACTAACAGAAAAGATACAATAGCAAATGGAATCTTTAAGTCTTTCATACTAATGTTCCCCTTTCTCTACGAATTTCTCTAAGTTCTTCAAAGTTTTTCTGCTTAGTTCCTCCATCATATGACCAAGCATATCCTTCTTCAATCATTTGCTCATTCAAAGATAATTCCGCATCTCCGATATATAACCAACCAAGAAGGCGACCATACTTACCCATACCACCAACAAGTTCAGTTCTAATGACGAGATCGTCGTCTCCATCGATAGCACCTTCTAGTTTTTCTTTCATCCAATTGGTAGCATCAAGACCTAACGCCTTTTCTTCAAGATCACGGGTTCTCTTTTCCGGCGTATCAACTCCTGCAACTCTAACTCTTTCTTTCTTGTATAGATCAAACCCGAGATCAATAACAACATCAATAGTATCGCCATCGACAACACGGTTGATCTCAATCACTCGAAAGTTGTAACAGGACTTCCTGCTGGGTGGTGTCATTGCTCCCATTATTCTTCTCCTTATTTTTGACGCTTACTTCAGTAACGTATGTTGTTTTAATTAATTGCAAAGGGCACGGTCCCTCGTTCAGACCATCTTCAACAAATGCCTTTGCAGGTCTGGCATCTGCTGCAATAGCAATTCCTATAACAGTAATGGCAGCAGAAATAACAGCAGCAGCACCACCAACCCAACGTTCTAATTTGCGGACACGTTGACGAAGTTCTTCTGCTAGTGCATCAGTATCATCAATTTTGTGTTTCAGGAGTGCTATCTCCTGATCCTGATCCGCGTCCTTCTGGTTGATTTGATCCGGCATCGTTCAGTTCTGCGAAGGCCATATTCATAATAGTATATATGTAATAAGTAACGCCAAAAAGAAGTAGTAACATACAAATTACAATACTCCAAGTTACATCCGTAACATCATTCAGTGGTCTCAGCAATAAATTCATCACAACCCTCCGTCATTGATGTGGCAAGTTCTCCACCAATTTCTGCACCTTTATCCTGTCCAAACATTGCTACCCAACCAGCAGCAACCCATCCTATATATGGAATTCCTGTTAAAAAGGATGCGGCACCTGTTCCGATACTAGCACCGACTATCCTTCCGGTTTGCTCCCCACCACCTGCCGCCTTGATACACTCTTCTCTTTTTGCACTCCACTTTCCCATAGAACCTCCTCCCGTATTCGGAGAACCGTTCATTGTATATTGTTGAAAAGTTTCCATCTCTGTATTACCACCAATCCCTAAGAACCCACCATTCTTTTTAATATTCTTTGTAGTCGTCAATACCTTCGGATCATTTGCCTTATACTCAATTACATATCCATGCTTTCCGGCACGGATAACATAAGAACTATAATCACCCAAAGGCAGATCAATTTGAGGCATCTGAGTTCGACTCATCAGATGCCCAATAACACCAAGATGTGCAACTCCAAACAGTGTTCCCACTGAAAGGAGAATCCACTTAAATGGTCGGTTTGACTGGGGGTTCTCCATCTTGTCCTTGGATTTTGATTGGAGCTTGCTCGATTCTGATTGTCTGAGCAGGGGCAGTTTGGGCAGCTGCATCGATCAACTTCTGTAAATCTGCTTTGCTTATACTACCACCAGTGGCAGCAGAACCATTAGATCCATTTTTCTTTGCAGTCTGGACGCCGAACGTCGCTAAAACGCCTGTAAAAACTGAGGCGATGAAAGTTGGATCAAGTTTCTGTTCTGGAATACCAAGAGCAGGTGGGAGTTTAATATACGCTAGAGTAAGAATACCACCAGACCATACTAAAATTCCTAGTCGTACAAACGTTGAAAGAATCGCAAGTTGTTCGTCTGCGTCGTCAACCTTTTCTTTAAGTTTGCCAAGAGGACCTTTCTTTTTAGGTTCCTCTTTTTTGACTTCTTCTGGCATCTACAGCAAGCATGGCTCTGCTATTTATGATTGAAGAAGGTCTACAGTGATGTTTGTATGTTCCAGTTGATTAAATCTTTGACAGAGAACAGAACTTGATTCATGTTCCCATTTACGATATGAATCTTTTAAGATTTCAGTATAATTAGTTCCATCGTTCTGTCTCATTTCATCAGCAACGATTTTCTTAATTAATAGATCTCTTGTTAAGTTAGTCATACTAGAGGTT